GTCTGCTGGAAGACGTTGACGTCGAGCAGGCCCTTCTCCAGAACGTAGGCGATCTGGAACTCACCGTCCAGGTAGCGCGGGTAGCGCTGGCCCATCTCCAGGTAGATCTCGGTGGCGTTGCGGACGGTCATCACGATCGACGTGAACTGACCGAGCAGCACCTTGCCACCCGAGGACTGGTCGGCCACCCAGCAGCCGACGTCAAAGCCCTGAAGGGGGTCGGCGCCGCCCTGGTTGAGCATGTTGGACTTGATGCTACCGGCCATCTTGGTGACTCCTCTTCTTCAGGGACCGCTCCTCATGGTAAGGATGTGGTCATGTGTGATCTGGGCGCTTTAAGTGCTCTTGGAGGGTGGGGTGGGTGGACCTTCCACAAAGGTCTTGAAGTAGTACCCTTCGGTGTCCTGCTGATACGCCACGTTCGCGTTCGCACCCGCGTTCGGGTCACCCGTCGCGCGCGAGTGGGGGCTTTCCGTTGGGCTGGGTCCCGGTAGCGCGTAGGATCGCTGGCCCTGACCCGCAGGACGCACCTCGCCCGTGTTGCCCGACCCAACTGGATCGGGGTGGGGCCGCACCTCGCCCGTGTTGCCGGAGAGGCTGCCCAGGCTGACACGCAGGGTCGTGATCTGGTCGTCCAGGCTCGCCAGCAGAGGCACCGCCAGTGCGGGGTCGAGCGCCCCCAACCCCGAGGCAACGGCTGCACGCGTGACTTGCAGCGCCGCCAACATCTGAGCGGGGGATCCGCCCCATTGGTTGATGGCCGAGCTAACACCCTCGTGGCTGCGCACGGCACCCAACTGGCGGTCGATCGAGTCCAGCAATGCCTGCTTTCCAGGGAAGTCTGGTAGGCTCGCGAGCACCTGCTTCTCCGCGTTCAGGATCATCTCGGGGCTGATCCAGTCAGGGTAGAGTTGGTACGACGCGGGTGTTACGCGTGGCGATGTCGAGGCGTAGTCCGCGTAGTCCTGGAAGAAGAACGTCGGCAGCTCGATCGGGTCGGTCGGACGTCCCTGCACATCGTAGCCGCTGCGCTTGTTGAATGGCATGTTGTCGAGCGTCAGCGGCTCGGCCCAGATCTGCTGAGCCAACCCCTTCCACTGGGTGACCACGATCTCGCGCCCAGCGCGTGCGCCGAGTCCCCATTCATCGACCTTCGCCATCTCCAGTACCACGCGACCGCTGGGCGTACGCTCGATCTTCTGACCGAACGCCATGCAGGCTTCGTCTAGCGCGGCGAAGTCTACGGGATCGATGGCGAACGTGATCTTGAAACGTGGACTGCGTACGTAACGATTCAGCCAGTTGTAGGTCTTGAAGCCGAACGTCTCGCGGAACACGTTGACGTCTAGCAGCCCCTTGTCCATGGTGAAGCTGATCTGCTTCTCGCCGTCCAGGTAGATGGGCGTATCGTAACCCACCGGCTTGTAGGGCTCGGAGGCCACCTTGACCCAGATCTGGATCTGGGTGAACTGGCCCATGAGCACGTCCTTGTGCCCGCGCCCCATGTCCTGGACGAAAACGCCCACGTCGAATCCCTGGATGGGGTCCGGCCCACCCACGTTGATGACCTTCGAGTCGACGGACTGCTTCGAGCCCACCTTCGGGTCGATCTGCACGGGATGCTCCTACGAAGTGGGTCCGGGTCGGAACCCGGACCCTTCGTCCATTTGCCTAGACGTCCGTCGCCAGGCGGTGCATGCCGTAGTCGATCTCGTCCGCGGGGTACACGGGGTACCACTGGAAGTCGATGCGCACGCCCTTGCCCTGCGTCTTGGCCGAGATGATGGTGCCGCCCTTGATCTTGCCGACCGCCGCGAGACCATTGAGGTAGGTCTGGGCCATCGCCGCGATGTTCTGGAGCAGATCGCCGCCCTTCGGCTCGCTCTTCTCCGCCTGCGAGGCGAAGTAGAGGTCGGTCTTGATGCGGTTCGCCATCCGGCGGATGCAGACGTAGTACTCGGCCGCATCCGAGGACAGCGTACGACCGTTCAGGCGGTGGTAGCCGTTCGTCGCCGGGTCGAGGACCAAGGCTTCGAGACGACCGTCCGTGTACGCCTGGAAGTCGACGTCGTCGTTCTCCGTGTCGACCGCACCCACCGTCTTGAAGTACGGCGAGCTGCTACGGGCGGCAGGCGAGACGTGCTCCGGTGTGGCGCACAGCGCACCGACATAGAAGCCATCCGGCGACACGCCCAGCTCCGGCAGGCGGGGCTGACCCGTGTACGTCGCCCAGCCCGCCACCATCACGGCCGAACCGGTCGTGGTGTCGTAGCCCGTGGCTGCCGTGGCCGCGCTGGTGGCGTCAACACGGCGGGCCGCGTTCAGGATGGCAATGCGCAGGCCCTTCAGGATCGTCGCATTCTCCGCCTGGGCAAGCAGCGCGTGACGGATCGCATCCGACGTCTGGCCGGGCGCGAAGATGATGTTCGCGCGCTTGGTAGCCAGCAGGCGGATGGCCGCCAGGTAGTCATCTTCGGTGATGGTGGAGCCGTCGAGGCCACCCGACAGGAAGCCGGTGCCCGTGGGCAGGTTGATGTTGTTGAAGTCGGCGTTCGGCGACAGGACGCCACGGACCGTGATCGAGCTGCGCAGCGCCGCGATCTCACGCCCGTTGATCAGGTCACCCGGCGTGAACGCCAGCGTGATCGTCTCGCTCTTGTTGTCGGAGTTGGTCAGCTTCACGTCCACCGTACCGGCCTTGGTGCCGGGGATGAACGTGTACTTGATGAAGTTGCCGTCCGAACCCTCGCCGATGGCCGTCAGGGTCAGGTCGCCGCTGGTCACCGACGCCTTCGCCGCACCGTCCAGACCACCCGTCAGGTTGCCGCTGGTCGGGTTGATCGTGAGGTCGGAGGTCAGGTTGCCGGTTTCCGCCAAAGCGTACTGGATCGCGTTGCCCGCCGCACCCGGCGTCTTCGCCGTCAGGACGATCTTGTTCAGCACGGAGTCGTAGACCGCCACGACGGATGCCTGCGCATCCTGGTTGACAGTCGTAACGAACGCCGCGTCGATCGCCAGGGCGGTCTCGGCCGCGGTCAGCGCCACGGTGTAGTTCTTGACGACCACACCATCGATCACCGTCAGGGTCAGCGTCTCGTAGGAGCTGGCCGAACGGGTGATGACGGTGAGCTGGATCGCGTTGGCCGCGGCACCCGCGGTCTTGGCCGTCAGGGTGATGACGGCAGCCGAGTTGTTCGCGGTCACGTCGGGATCGCCGCTGCCCGCGTTGATGGCTGCCACCAGACCCGCCGCGACGTTCGTGGTGGTGTTGCCCGCCACGACGCGGTAGGTGTAGGTGCGGCTCGTGGAGCCGTTGGTCACGATCAGCACGACGCGGTCGTCGGCCGTGATGGTGCCGCCGATGGTGTCGGTCGCCGTTGCCGCGATGGCCGCCGCACCGGTTGCCAGGGTGGCCGCCGAGCGGGTTGCCGTGACAGTCGCGCTACCACCCGTGCCTTGGGCCACGGCGCCTGCCAACGTGATGGAGTTGCCACCCGCACCCGCGGTCTTGGCGGTCAGGGTCACGACGGCACCACTCACGGTTGCCGCCACGGTCGGATCGCCCGCACCGTTGTTGGACGCGTTGATGACGGCCATCGCCCCCGCCGCGATGCTGTTGACGGTGTCACCCGCCACGACCGTGTAGTCGTAGGCCACGCCACCGATGGTGATCGTCACGACGTTGCCCACCGTGACCGTGCCCGCGATGGTGACCGTGCCCGTGGCCGCGATGGCGTTCGCACCACCCGTCAGGGTGGGGTTGTTGAGCGTCTGGGTCTCGGTGGGCGAGACGTTGGCAACGGCACCGCCGATGGTGAACTGCGCGCTGGCCGAGCGGGCGGCGCCCAGGACACGCACGAAGCCGGTGTCGGTGGCGCCTTCGTCGCGGGCGCACTGCAGACCGACGGAGCCCTCGGAGAGGTCACGGCCGATCTTGTCGTCCAGCTGGGTGTCGCTGGAGACGAGGATCACGTCACCCAGCGCGCCGCGCTTCGACTTACCGACCGCCACGGCGCGGTTCAGCGCCTGCTGCTGGACCGGAAGGGGACCGTCGATGATCTCTTCGATCGAGACGTTGGGGAAAGAAACTGCCGACATCGAGTGTCTCCTTTACCTAGCAGGGGCTGTCGTCTTCACGCTTGAAGTAGAACGAGAGGTCGAGCAGACCCTTGGGGGCGGAGTCGATCAGCGCCATCAGGTCTGGGTCGAGGGTCGAGTACGGGTGACTTGTCGCTGGATCGGTCAGGTCACTCCGGTCGATCGTGGTACCATCCGCGCGAAGGAAGACGTTGCGCATCGTGTCGTAGAAGACGTCGATCGTGGCGTTCTGCGCATCGGTGATGTAACCGACCTGGAGGTTCCCGTCCGACATCTCCACCGGCAGGTAGCGCGGTTGGCGACGCCAACGGATCGGCACGTAGTAATCAGTGTGCCAGGTGATCGTGGCAGAATGTAGGATAAGATTGCTGCTCTTGTCCTGTGTGGCTGTCGGGTAGTCGATGTGGTGCACGAAGGAGTTTGCGAGCAGCCGCATCTTGTTGCCGTTCGGGAACGCGGGCAGGTGGTGCAGATCGTCGCGCAGAACTGCCGCAACCACCTCCGCGTACTGGCGGACCGCCCACTCGATGTAGTTGTGCTCGAAGAGCGTGTTCTGCTCTTCGGAGATCGTGTTGTCGCTCTCGCTCTGGTTGGAGTAGCCGAACATGTGCAGCTTGAGCTGGATGTTGGCGCGTGCCTTGATGTAGGCGGTCAGGTCGGACTTGTCGCCGCCCAGCGTGGTTTGCTTCTCGTCGAAGACGACACCCGCGTTCTCGGAGTTGACCGTGAGGCTGGTGGTCGCGTCGCCCTGCGCGTAGTGGTAGGGATAGACGGACAGTGTGATGCCGTTCGGGTTCTTCAGCTCGCGCCCGTCGTAGTTGCGGAACTTGTTGATGCGCAGCGGCTTGCCGTTCACATCGGTGATCGGTGGATCGACCAGCAACGGGTGCATGGCCAGACGGAAGATTGCCGTCTGCACGATCCGGTTGACCGTGACGGGAGGCCAGATCTGAACGCTGCCTTGTGCCATTTAGAAGATCCCTCGATTGAAGTAGTTGATGTCCTGGAATGCCTGGGACATCCGGTTGGAGAGCTTGGGCTGTGCCACACGCGCTCCCACAATGCCACCGGGCTCCTGCAACAGGGCCAGCTCGGCCTTACCCATAGGGAAGTGGTACACGATGTCCATCACGATGCTCTTGGGCTCGCCATCGAAGTCCGTCGCGAGCACCAGCGTGTTGGGCACGGCACCGAAGACGACTTCGGGCGGCGCGCTCAACAGATCGAAAACCAGCTTGTCCTCCGTGACGGAGAGTTGGTAAGGCACGATGCGGATCCCAGGAGCCGTGACGGTGTTGCCTGCCACTTGCATCTGGGTCGGCGAGCGCAGCGCGGGCAGCACCTTGAGCTGCTTCGAGATCAGGTTCATGTCGTCGGCCATCAGGCGCACGACGTCGTCGGCAGTGGATCCCCGCGGGATCTTAACCACGCGAGCAGGCACCCCGTACGAGCTGGCTGCTACGTTGCCGACCTGGTACTTCAGCACCCCGTCCTGACTGGTCTTGCCGGAAACCGACGTGACCTTGAAGTAGAACGAGTCGTAGAGTGCGTCGCTGATCGCTGCCGTGGGGTTGGTCGCGCCGGGCTTGAGCACGGCAGCGGTGCCTGCGTTGCCGGGGGTGATGTCGATCAAGACCGAGTAGGGACCCTTCTGCGAGAGCAGGGTGTAGTCGGGGTGGTCGAGCTGCAGGATGTTCTGCATCACGCCGTAGACGATGCCCTTGATGCCCAATGTGCCGCTTGCGTTCAGCAACTCCAGCGTGCAGAACAACGCGCTCACGATGAGGTCGTGCTGGCCCGCGTAGAACGACATCCACCCCATGTTGACCTGGAGCGATGGGATCACCGTCAAGGGGTTGCCGACCGAGTCCATGGTCTGCATGACCCGGCTGGTCGTGATCAATGGACCCTCGTTGGGGCCAATCACGAGGTTGAACTTGGTGCCCGCCGGTGCCGCCGCGAGGTAGGCACGAACCGCGCCCAGCAACTTGTTCATGATGACCGCAGGCGTGTCGCCCACGGCCACGGGCGCGCTGACCTTGTACTGGTTGACCCACAGGTTTGCCACACCGTCTTCTTGTGCACCGGGGTACGGCTTGACGGCGTTGTTGATGGGGTCGTAGGTCGTGGGGTTGACGTCGAGCGCCATGAAGATGCGAGGGCTCTTGTCTACCACGGCCGACGAAGCAGCCTTCGCCGCGGCGGCAGCCGCTGCCGTCAGTTCGGGCGAGCTGGTCAGCTGCTTGAGGTCGGCCATCGCCTCCTTCTGGAGGTCCGAGGCAATCTTCTGCTGCTCGGGCACCTGGCCCGCAAGCATGGTGGTCATCCACGACGCGGCCAACCGGGCGGCGATCATGTAGACCATGTCCTTGACGATGGAGTTGGTCATCACCTGGAAGACCAAGGTGTTCGCCGTCGCCTGAATCGTAGGATCGGCGAGGTCGCTCAGCTCCTCGTAGAAGACCATCTTGCCCACACCGGTGCTGGTCTGGGCACGCGCGCTGATCAGGTAGCCCCGGATGCGGGGGAACGCGCTCTGGTTCAGGTAGCTCAGGATCTTGCTGTTAGGAAAGGTGCCCGTGTCCGACAACACGACGTTGTAGTCACGGACCTGCTGGACGATGGGATCGTTCGGGTTGGTGATGAACGGCGTTGCCATGGGTCACCTATGAAAGAGGCGGGGAGACAGAGCCTCCCCGCCTTGACTTACAAAACCAGCGCTACTCCGCCTTGGGCTCCTCGGGCGCAGCCGCCGAACGGCGACGCGTCTTGGGGGCTTCCGGGGTGGCTTCGGCGGTCGCCTCGACCGGGGCTTCCGCTTCGGGAGCGTCAGACACCTGGGTGGGCTCTTCGACCGGGGCCTCCTCGGCGGTGGGAGCGGCCGGAGCCTCTTCCACCGGAGCGGGGCTCTCCGCGGGGGCGTCGACCTCGTCGGTGCCGAGGTCACGCTTGAGAGCGTAGATCGGGTAGACACCCGACTTCTGCTCCTTCAGCTCGGCCCACTGGCGGTCGGTGACGGTTTGCTCGTCACCGACGTAAGGACCTTCGCTGCCGCAGGGATGGATGCAGACGATGTGCTTCATGGTGGGGTCCTCGTTCCTTCTGGGCTTAGGGGTTGCCGTTGCCCAGGAGGACGGTGCTGCGGAGGCGGTTGTCCACCGAGGTGATGGCCGCGCCCGCGAGGTTGGCGCCCGACGCGGTCGCCGTGCCCGCCGCAGCGGTGTCGGCCGCGGTCAGTGTGTACGCCGTCGCGTCCTTCGAGGTCAGGGTCGCCACCGCGCCCACGACCGACACGCTCACCTTGGCCGCCGCCGTGGCGTTGGCTTCGATCGCGGTCTTCGCCAGCGCGGCCATCTGAGCCGCCGTGGTGCCGTTGACGGTCGAGGTCACCACAACGGCGGTGCCGCCGATGGTGATCGTGGCCGTCTCGGTGTTGTCGAACACGCCACCGAAGGTGACGGTGCCGGTGTCGGCGCTCGACACGACCTTGCCCAGCAGGATCGAGGCGGGCTCGGGCTGGCGCAGGGGACCCTTCTGGGAGAAGCCGGTCGTGTTGATCAGCGCGCCCATGTTGGGGTCGTGCTGCAGCTCGGGGGCGACGTCGCGGTACTGCTGACCCGACGCGAGGTCGGCCGACAGGGCGAGCGTGCCGTCCGTCTTCAGCCAGACGAGCTTGGTCGCGTTGTGGGGAACCGTGATGGTGAGCGGGGTCTGGATGTCCAGCTCCACGCCGGGAATGTTCATGCCGGACGCCGCCTTGTTAGGCAGCGCGTCGACCTGCGCCTGGGTACGGCCCACACGGGCCATGCCGACGGAGGCGGTCAGGGTCAGCGCGGAGGCGCTGAGAAGCAGGCTGTTGCCGACCGTGCCCAGCCCCAGACCCACCTTGTCGAGTGCGTGAAAACCATGCTGCATGGTGCAGTTCTCCTTATAGGGGTGGGAGGGTGGACTTAATCCACCCTCCCCAGGGCGCTAGAACGGGTTGGTGACCGTCGGATCGACCAGGGCCGTCAGGTTCGAGACCGAGTCCACGGTCATGATGCCGATCCAGTCCGGGTAGACCAGGTACGGCAGACCGGAGTTGCCGATCTGGACCGAGCGGCCGGGGGCAGCCGGAGGCGTGGTGTCGGGGCCGGAGCGCACCCACAGGCCAGGACGACCCGCGGGGTCCTCGCCCATGCAGTACATCATCTTGCCGACCGACTCGCCAGGGAAGTCGGGGTGCACGTCCGAAGCCAGCACGATCTTGTTGATCGGCCAGAGCTTCTGGGTGGCGCCCGTGACGGGGTCCTGGTAGATGTGGTCGAACGTGAGGATCTCCATGCCGGAGATGTGCGTCAGCTTGCCCTCGCTGAACGTCACGAAGCCGGTCTGCGACAGGAAGCTGACTTCCTGGCGGCGCAGGATCTCGGCGTTGCCTTCCAGGATCGTCTGGAGGTCCGAAGTCATGATGATGTACTTCGGCTCGACCTTGGCGACGTTCATGATGCGGCGACGGAAGCGCTTGAGCAGCTCGACCGGGGTCGAGTTCGCCTGGTTGGCGAAGCCGGGCAGGCCAGCGGCCACGACGTCGAACAGGTTGCTGGCCGGGATGCCGGTCGGCACGTTGATCGACTGCTTGGTGCGCGGGTCGGTGTAGTTGATGCCGCCCAGCAGCACCTGCGCCTTGAGCATGGTGAACAGGTGGTTGTTGCGGTTCGTCAGACGCTGCAGACGCTTCGCAATGAACTCCTTGCCCTCCTTCTCGTTGAGGGTGCCCAGCTTGCGCAGGTCGTTGATGATGTTCATCGGGATGAAGTCCGACTCGCGCACGTACGCGGGGAAGACGTTCATGCGCTCGACTTGCGCGTTGTCCGTCAGGACGTCGGTGAAGCCGGGGTTCACCAGCGGGGCGACGCCCACGCCCTCGCGGACGCGCTCGATCGTGATCGAGGTGTTCATCGTGGTTTCCTTGGGGAAGAACCGCGACAGGGGGTCACCCGAGAACTGCTCGAAGGTCAGCGCGAGCTTGGTCAGCACCGTGGTGCCGAGGCTCGCGATGTCGCCCACCGGGGCGAACTGGTTCACAGCTGCGTACATCGGATCTATCTCCTCTACTTACCGCCGACTACTTGCCGACGGTTTCGACGCGGGAGATGATCTCCGCGTACGGGTTGGGATCGCTGTCGGACAGCTGCTGGCCGACCTGGGTGTAGTTGACGCGGTTCTCCGCGGGAGTCTGCTCCAGGACGTCCAGGAGCGAGTCCACCAGGCTGACGGGGGCGGCGCCTTCCGACAGCTTGATCTGGCGGCCAGCCAGCTCGGGGTTGGAGGCCAGCGCCAGGACGGCGTTGACGGTGGTGGGGGCGATGCCCGCGCTCACCAGAGCTTCGGCGCGCTGCTGGACGCGGCTGCGCTCGGCGTTCTGGGTGAACTGCTGCTGCACGGCGACGGTGGTCGTCAGCTGGGTCTGCAGGCCCTCGATCTTCTGGTCCTTCTCGGCCAGCTGAGTCGAGAACTCCTGCTTCACCGCGCCGACAGCTTCCGCGACCGCCGACGCGATCAGCGCCTGGACTTCGGTGGGCTTCATGTCGATCTCTCCTTCGGTGTTCGAGAACTCCTGCGCCGACGAACCGGCACCGGTCTTGCTGTTGTCGATGGTAACCGTGCCACCGTTCACGTTCTGCGCAGGGTTCGAGTCACCCGCGGTCTGCGAGTGCTTCTCGTCCTTCGGCGCGGACTTGTCGTCGCCAGGCTTGGCGCCCTTCTTACCCTTCATGAAGTTGCCGACCATCGACAGGAACTCGCCCATCATCGAAGACATCGACTCGCGGTCCTCGTTGTCGCCCATCTTGTCGAGGTTCTTCGCCGCCTGGTGGAGGGGTGCTCCGTGGCCGTGCATCTCGGTCGTGCCGCCTTCTGCACCAGCGCCGGTGTAGACCTCGGAGGGCTTGCCCGCGGGCTTGTTCACGCTCTGCGAATCCGCCGAGGGCTTCTGGTCGGTGTCCATGCCCGACTCGTTCTGCTTGGGGCTCTCCTTGCCCTTGGTCTCGCTGTAGACGGTACCGGGCTGACCGGCGGTCTTGGTGGACACGTCCGCCGCGCCGGGAGCCGACAGGCTGCCCGCGAGACGGGCGCGCAGAGCGGCACGCTGGTCGGCGTTGATCGACAGGGACTCGGCGCCCATCGCCGCATCGATCATGGAAAGGATCTCATCCGGGTTCATGGTCAGTGCTCCTTCGTTACTCAGGTTCAAGCGCATGAACCCGTTAGAGGGGGTGCCGTCCGCGCCTTCCGAGAGAGCCTGGTTGCGCGGGAGATCGGGGACAAACGGGGCGTTGGTGAGCGCGTGCGCCGTCAGCAGGGTGCCGATGGGGCGCCCGTCGCGCTTGGAAATGGCGTGACGCGTCAGTTCGGCGGACGAAAACTCGTACTCGCCGTTCTTGACTTCCTGAACGACCTTCTCGCAGCCCGCGATGGGATCGTAGACGCCGTACAGAACGTCTCCTTCCTTCTCCAAGCGGAGCAGGTTCGCGATCTTGGGCTCGCCATCAACCGCCTCGGGATGGGCGGCGTGGCCGTAGCGGAGGTACGGTGTGAAGCCGCACTCGTTCTCCTCGAAGTTACGGACCATGTCCGCGAAATCGCTATCGCTGAAGTGCACGATGCCGTAGCGCTTGTGCACGAACGTGCCCAGGCGCGCCACGGGGATGCGCACGTACTTGTCGACTGCCTGTGCTTCGGCGGTCGAGAAGTAGCAGTGGATCGCCGCGGGTGCGACATCATAAGTGGGATCTACAGCCATAATTCACACGGTAAAAGTTTGTGCACGGCAGTTTCTGGGGAACTAGCAGGGACTGTCCGACGTGCTTTCCAACCAACCGGCGTTCAGGAAGCCGTGGTATAGCGTGTGCGTTGTGTGGCCTTGCGAGGGATCTTCCCAGTTGTTCGGACGATCAACCGAGACGTGAATGCTCGGCGCGGCTGTAAGGTCCGGGGCGCTACCGGTGATGGTCCAGAAGCCTCCTTGCTGCGAAGGAGCGTTCATCATCCACGGGAACCCATCCGGGCACTTGAGGATCCACATCTTGCCATCGGGTCCCGGTCGACCGTGGGTGTAGGGATGCTCGACCAGCGCGCCTGGCGGCAACTTGCTCCAGGTGACGATCGCGCGCGTCTCGGGATGGAAGTACGAACGTTCGTGCCAGTAGTGCTCCGACGGCTGGTCGGGCACGTCGACACCCACGGTGACGGGTTCGGCGATGTAGCAGCGAATGCGGCTCATGACTACCTCGACTGACGTCCGCCGACGTCGTTGCCCTTCTGCGACTTCATGCCAGCCTTCTGCGAGGCGCTGGGCACCGTACGGGTGTACGGCGCGGGCGGCAGGGGCAGCGGAGCCTTGGTGGCTTGCTGGGCAGTCGTCGTGGTCTTGGTAGGTACTGGCGGAGCACCCGTGCCCGAGGATCCGCTCTTGCCGCCGGACTTCTTGATGACCTGGGTCTGCGTCTTACCCGCGTTGCTGATCTGGGGCTCGTTCTTGGTGATGGTCTTGACCTCGGTCTGCGCGTCCGCCTGATGCTGGGCGGTGAGCGAGAGCGCGCGGTTCTTCGCGGCCAGACGCTTGGCGCGATCCTCTTCCATCGTGTCGATGCCCACGCGCGAGCGCATCATGTTGATGTCGTTCACGTCGGTGTTGTCGATGGCGCCGACCATGACCATCTTCTCGAAAATGCTGGCCATGATCTCCATGGTCGCGGGGTCCCACGGCGAGTGTTCGAATCGTCCGGGATTCGGATCCCCGAAGTTGATGCGAACCAGGGGACCGATCACCTGCTCGACGAACGGCTCGATGATCTCGGCGTACAGCTCGCCCAGCACCATCTTGTAGACCTCGAAGTGGATGGCCGTGGCTGCACCGCTCCCCAAGCCGCCCTTCTCGTTCTCGTTAAGCAACAACGCGGGAATCAACAGCCCCCGGAAGATCATCTTGTTGTAGTACTTGATGGCTTCCTCGAAGGCGCCACCGAAGTTGTTGCCCGTCGTCAAGGTGCCCAGCTTGATCTGGGTCGCGTCCGGCGTCGGGTTCGTGATGACAAGGCCGGTGCCGGTGTGGATGTTGCTGATCGCGGCTTCGGTCGAGTCGGCGAAGGTCTCCGCGCGCACACCACCAGGAGCCGAGGGGTCCGCGACCTGGTTGCCGGTCAAGCCGTTCGGCACGATGGCATAGGCGACGGGCGTGCCGTAGCGATCCAGCGCGACGTTCCACATCTCCAAGACCGCCTCCTTGAGGCGCCAGTCCTTGTAGATGCGCTTGAGGGCAGACTCGCCGTAGTAGTTGTTGTAGCGCTTGTTGTGGCTCACCAGGCAGCAGCGCTGCAGTGGGAGCTGGACCGGCGCACCACCCAGGCGATCCTGCCAGATGCCGGTCCTGAACGCGACGTTGAAGGCGGGCGTCTCGCCCTGCGTCAAGATGCCGTGAGTGTTCACGTACATGGTCAACGTGCGTGGGTTGTAGTTGGCGATGTAGTCGATCCAGACCTTACCGGCCTCGGCCTTGTAAACGGTCTCCGACACACCAAAGCCCGCCCAGAGCGAGGAGATTGCCAACTCACCCAGTGCAGACTTGTAGGAGCCCTTCATGCGGGCAAAGTTCTCGTTGACGAAGTCCACGACCTCCGGGTTGGGGTGCCAGTACGGCCCCATCGACGCCAGGATCGAGAGCTTCAAGAACTCGATGCCCGCGCCGATCGTCTCGTCGGTGGTCAGGGCGCGCTCGTACTCCGCGAGCCGCAGGTACTCGGGATGGCCGAAGAACCCGTAGATGGTCTGCGCCGTCCAGTGGGACAGCGTGGTGCCGATCTGCTTCGAGTAGCCTCGGGGCAGACGGGTCTCCTTGTTCTCGTGGCCGCTCTGGGCGGAAACTTCCGCCTTGAGCGTGTCGTCGAGCTTCTTCGGGGACTTCTTACTGGCCATGAGAACCTGCGGCTAGAGGGAGGGTCGGGGGAGCAGTTCGCTGGGCGTCCGCGTGTGCATTCCTGCGGTGCGCGGCATCGCGTCCTGCTCCGGCGGCTTGAGCAGCTCCTGCAGCTTCATATCGCCTTCGGTTTCCTCGTCGGCGATCATCTGCTGGACCTCCTCGATCCAGACCTCCAATTCCACGTCGGACATCTCGATGGACTCGGAGGGCTGGATGCGTCCGTGGCGAGCTAGGAATGCTCGCTCTGGGATTCGGAGGTGGACTCGGAGGAGCTGCTTGCGCCGCTCAAGAGCTTTTTTGCGACCTCCTTGATGTCGGCCACATCACCTTCGCCGATGGTGAACATCTCCAGGAAGAGGCGCGTGTACGCCTGCTGATCCTTGATGGTCCAGCTGCCCATGCGGTGACGGGGATCCGGCTCCCGGAAGGGGTTGCCGTTGATCGACTTCAGGCAGTACGCCGCCAGCAGCTCTTCGACGCTCTGACGATCGTCGGGCTTGAGCATGCCGATCACGGCGTTGCGATCTTTGGCGTACGGCTCGCGGAAGGTGATCTCGTTGCCGGACGGCAGGGCGTAGGGGAACTCGCGAAGAGCGGGCAAGGTGGACCTCCTAAAATGGGTGTGGCGCAGCTTCTGGCGCCGTCTACAGGTCTCACCTTCCCACTTACATGTACTCATATTCTGTGCAGAACATGCAGTGATCCCACATCGAGCATGAGACCATGGCCTTCTTCGTGCTCCGCAACACGCAGACCGACCTCTACCAGGTGGTGGAGGCGGCAAACCGTGCGGAGGTGGAATCGCGCTGGTTGCGCGGCAAGCCCTTCGTCTATGGAACCGGCCGCATCTTCGCCGATCCCACAAGCGCACAGGGCTGGTTGTCCAACGTAAGTGTCCCCGACATGGGTAAGCGCCCCGCTACCCTCGACTTGGCTATGGGTCAACAGATGCTCGCCCGCGTACGCGCGGAGGAAGCCGCCGACCGAGTCGTCGAGAACTCCATCCCGGACGCCTCCGCCGAGAGCGATGGCAGCCGAACCCAGCCCGAGGACCGCGACGCCGAACGCGACGGGTTGACGCGCCCCGAGAAGGGCGATGTCTTCAAGAAGACGGAGATCATCCCCGCGGATGCCCCGCGCCCCATCGGCGAGAGCGTGTGGGGCAAGGCCGAAGATCTCTTGCCTAGTGATGCCGACCTCGTCCGCAGCACCTTCGAGGAAGCCGAGCGCTTCGTCGATACGGCCACTCATGAGATGGCGAAGCGCAACGAGGACATGCTGGCCGACGGTCGGCGCACGTCCCCGAAGCCTCCCAAGATCACCGAGACCACGACGAAGAACGCCTTCGTGCGCACCTTCGACGCGTCGGGTCAGGTCACGTCGGCCGACCACTTCACGTACAGCGTCAAGCCCGCGGCTACCCGCAGCATGAGTGTCGGGTGGCGGGATCATCCCGACTACATGGGACCTGTCCCCGGTTCGCAGCTGGAACCACTGGTCCCACCCGAAGATCCCGTATTCAAGCCTCGCCAGGGTTGGACACGTACACCCGACAAGTACCAGATCCGTGAGTTCTACCACGACATCGCCACCGCACGATCGGTTGCAGCGGTCACGGGTGGGCGCGTGTCGATGGTTGAAGCAGGTGTCGCGGGTCCCGAATCCCTGGCCATGGTCACCTACCTCAACAAGCGCTACAACAAGGCAGCATCGGTGGGTGCCGATCCTGTCCGTGCCCAGTACGATGGTTACACCTTCACCTCGCGCCGCAGTCTCGATGCGTTCGTGCAACGTAAGCTGGCTGACGCCTACGAGGCGCCCAGGCGCCCATGGGAGGGTGGTGTTCGCATCAACATGGGGCTGGTGGCCGGTGATTACCACCAGAACAGCTTGGGACCTGACGGGCGCCCTGTCGCACGTCCAGGTTACATCAGCAAGGGCATGCGCCCGGCCACCCCCGAGGATGTTGCCCGGTTCAACGACGAAGCCGCCAACATTCAGGCGCGTACTCGTGCATCGCAAGAGCGTTACGCGGGGTTGGACGGCAACCGCGACGACTACCGCACGGGTGTCGCCCGTTCGCTCGTGTCGGACGGTCTGTCCTCGCCCGACTTCGAGCAGGGCGACCGTTCGGCGTGGGAGATGCAGCGTGCGGGCGACCTCATGGAAGACCGGATCGACGCGGCCATGTACGGCGGCACCATCGATCCCATCACCGGCTTCCGCAGCACGGAGGTCTCCAAGAGCTTGATGCCCAGCGGCTTCGGAGACGATGCACTGGGTCGTCCCGAGATGTTGTCGTCCGAGGTGCACTTCTTCACACGCAGCCACGAGGAGGCGCTGCTGATGGCGCGCCGCCGCTCCGGTCACATCGCCAAGGTCGAGACGGCACCGACGCCTTACTACGAGTTCACCTTGAAGCCGTACAATGCTCGTCCCAACGCCAAGCGTCTTCGCTCTATGCTCGGACGCAAGGCGGGGTACGTCAACGCGGACCAGCTCTACCTGGAGGCGATGAACCTCCCCAGCGACTACTACTCGCAGCGGCGCATCTCTTCCGACCCGCACGCCGAGGCAGGACGCATCGCCAAGGCACTGGGTGCTGGTCTCGAAGCCTTCCGGCTCTCCGACATGAGTCGCTTCGTCGACGTGGCGGCGATCGTCAACGAAGGCACCGACGCGGTGATCGGCTACAAGCTGACGTATGCCAAGGACATCACCCGCATCAACCACGGCGACGCATCGTTGTCGGCAGGTCCGCTGGGCGGTGGCGAGAAGATCCAGTACATGCACATCAAGCGCCCGGATGGTACCGAAGAGTCGGGCCACTTCGCCTGGCGCGATGGGCAGTGGGTCAAGACCTCGCGTCCGCACCGCGGCGCCGAGAACGTCATCGACATGGTCGCCGATCACGAGCAGACCGCCTACATTTCGTGGAACAAGCAAGGCGAGCTGACGATCCGTGCCTACACCGAGTCCGAAGCCCAACGCATCTCCGGCATCTTGCGCGAGCGCGACCCCCACATTCAGCTCAACGCCAAGATCGGCAAGAGCACCGAAGCCTACGACGTGCGCTTCTACGACAAGGAGTTCGACTACACCGGCAAGACCCCGGCACGCGAGCCTAAGTTGCCCGAGGCGGGTGTGGACCAGCTGTACCCCGACCGGGTGCCGTCCAGCTCCCCTCTGGCGCCTACTAACCGTCCTCAGGTCTCCCGTCAACAGGGCGCACCGCTGGGGCAGCTGGTCTCGCCCTCTACACCGGGTCTGTCGCCCCTCAACACCCGTACGGCAGCAGCCATCCCCGTCACCACGACGCGGGTGGGTGCTGCAGGCGACCGCAACTCTAGCTGGTGGTCGCAGCCCGAACACGTCTTTGCACTGCGCGGGTTGGACCGGCTCTCCTCTGCGGCACCTGTTGGTGCTTTGGTGATGGACGCGGAACCGGCCGCTGCCCGTACAGTACATCCCGATCCGTACGTGAGCGACCCCCGCCGCGAGGAAACCACCCAGCGTTGGGCGGTGAACCAGCAAAACCGGGCAATCGCCCAAACGCGTGAACGCGAAATGTTCGCGCGCGAGGAAGCCGCACACGTCTCGCCACTCTCCAACACCGAGCTGCACGCACGCACGTTGCTGGGCGCCCTGCCCGGCTCTGGGTTCGCCGTGGGTCACGTTGGCCGTGCCGCCTTCGGTTACGCCGCGGGTGCGGCTTTGGGTGGTTTGCTAGGTACTAGCGGCAGTGGTCTCAGCGGCAGCGATCAGTTCTCCGCCGCAGCCGAAGGTGCGCTGTGGGGTGCCATGGGGAACAACCCGCGCGCGTTGATGTTTGGTTTGCGGTCGCACGTCGGCCAGCAGTCCCGCGACGAGATCGAGGGAACCCTGGGCACCATGGTCGTGGGCTTGGGCGTCGGCACACCGGTCAGCGCACTGGTCGAGCACCGCATCACACGCAGCCGCGGCGGTGCCGCCGGTCAGATCGCAGGCTTCGTGGCAGGTGCGGCTATTTGGTCGATGGCCGAACTGGGTCGTGGGCTCATCACCGGTTGGCGCGGACGCGCTGCCGCCGCGGCCAGCAACACCGTCAATCAGACGGCGCTCGCCACGTCGACGGACCGCGCACGCGACCTGGCACAGGAGTCGTCGGACGAGTTCGAGAACTTCGACATCGAGTTCCAGGACGAGCAAGGCAACGTCCTGGATGTCGACTTCGAGGATGACGAACGCAGCGTGACCGAGGTGGTCGACGAAGACGGTGAGGACTTCGCCTTCGACCTGGAAGTCGCCTAGGCCCCGCCCCCAGCGCCTGTGGTGCCCGTCGTGGTCGGCATCTGCTGCGCGATCTCCTGACGGACCTGCTTCGACCAGCCGTCGATCACATCCACCACGGACAGGATCGCCTTCTTGGTCTCTTCGTTGTCCACGCGGTTGATGCGCAGAGCCAGGAACGCCGGGGTCATGCTGTCCTTGAAGAACTTCTGCAGCTCTTCGAAGGACTTCTTGACGTCTGCCTTCGCCTGGCCGACGGGCGAGTGCATGAACCGCTCCAGGTTCTGCCGTGCCTTCGACGCATCTGCCGCCACTTCGCGCAGCTGCATCTCGACCGTCTCCTTGGCCTGTGTCGCCTGCTCCAGCTGGATCTTGAGCTTGCCGATCTCCGGGTCGCCCTCGCCGATCTTGGTGGCCGCCTCGTGCAGCTTGACCTGCCCCGACAACTCCGTCACGCGCGCGGCGCGCTCGTTGACGTCCGTCTGGAGCTGCTTGGTCTGCTCGTCCATCTGGGTGATGCGACTCTGCAACTCGTCCGCGCGCTCCGCTGCTTCGGCCGCGCCCATCTCGCGTGCCTTCTTGAGCTGGTCGTCGAGCTGCTTGCGCAGCTTGGGCGACGTCTCCGCCAAGCTCTTGAGGTCGAGGTCGACCTTGCCCGCGTTGGCGGCCGAGATCAGCTCGCGCGTGTCCTTGGTGTTGAGCTGGGCGGCCGACACCACGCGCGCCAGCTTGGCGACGTCTTCCGGCGTGCTGTTGTGGAAGTTGAAGCGCGCGACCTCGCGGAAGTGCCGGAACGTGAGGTTCATCGGCACCGCTTCGGCGTCCTTGAAGACGTCCGCGACCTGGATCATCCGGTTCGCGTAGTCCTTGCTGTAGGCAAAGTGCTCGCACCACTTCTCCCAGGCACCGGTCACGCCCTTGTCCTTGAGGATGGTGCGGATCGAGCCCAGCTTCCTACCCATCTCCCAGAGCGCCCGACCAGCGACCGCCTCCAGGTTGACGACGTCCTCGGTCAGCGACCGCACGAGCGCGGCGCTGTCCTCGCTGACGTTCAGCCCCTGCAAGAACGCGTGCTGATCCGCCTGCTGGGCGACCAGCTCCGAACCCTTAGCCACTGACTGCCTCCTCGCTGTCGACCAGCGTGCCGTTGACGACTTCGATGTCGGAGATCGCCACGGTGATCTCCATCGTGGGGACTTCCTTCTTGACGCCCGCCGCGTGGACGTGCAGGATCTCGCCGTAGACCTGATCCTCTTCGTCGTCCTTGACAAAGTTGATGCGCAGGATCTTCGTCTCGCGCTCGCCCTTCACTCCGTTCAGCACGTCGACGATGTCGGCTTTGTAGGCGCCCTTGCAGATCACCATCATGTAGTCCGGCATCGGAACCTTGCCTTCGGCGATGCACTCGACATCGTCGAAGAACAGGCCGCGCTCGAACCAGAAGACGCTCTGCAGCAGGTCCAAGGTGTAAGACATCGGCCCGTGCTTCAAGCCGCTGAAGTCGATGTCGAAGCCCTGCAACGGGTCGGGACCCACGGGGAAGTTCAGCGGGCGCTCGTACTCCTCCTTCGGCAGGTTCCCGAAGGACGCCTTCATCAGCTCGACTTCCTCGTCGGTAGGGACAGCAGGCTCCTCGGGGAGTCCGGCCTTCAGACGAGCTGCTTGCAGATCGTCGGGGATGCGGTAGGGGTCTTCCTTATGCGTCATGACTAGGTTTCTCCTCTCAACACCTGCTGTAGTAGCACCACCACACGCTGCGCCCACTCACGGAGCTGTGGCGTCATGTCTCGCGTGAAGCGAGACGCCAACTTGTCGTACAAGAGCGAAGGCTCGCGCAAATTGTAGAACCGCCACATCTGCTCGATGAGCTTGCCCTTCGTCTGGCCGCTTTGGGTCAGGTGCGCGTCGATCTCCTTCTGGATCTGAGGATCGAGGTAGCAGCTGAATTGGGGTTTGTTGGTGCCCATCCGTTACCTTCTAGTTCAGGTCCAGCTTGGCGTCTAGCGAATGCTTTGCCAAGCGGATCTCGTCGGCTGAGATGACAACCGTCTCATGACGACCGTACTCCTTTGGATCTTCCACCGCCAAACGGGGGAAGCACTCCAGGCTACAGTACAAGTCGAGGGGCATCACGATGACTCGTTGCATGTGGTCGCTCCTAGGATCAACAAAGCTACTGTACCACGACTTCCATGGAAGGTCTAGCACTTCCACCTACTTTGTGCTAAAGTAGCGACCAGCAAAGGAGAACCGTGGTGAACTGGGACACGCAGCCTAACACCCGTGCGGTTCTCCTCGCACTCGATCCTGTCCTGTGTGAGCTAGCGTTTGCTCGTCGGATCAACTTCGTCCGGGACGCCATCCAGTCGGTCATCGCCTTCTGTGCTGTGACCAACCAGAAGGTTCCCGAGCACGCCATGGTGATCGACTGGCAAGAGCAGCTGGTCTTCATCGACCACCCCACCCCTGTCGACAAGATGCGGTGGTACCAGGTCATCACCCAGATGCTCTTCATCAAGAACCAAGGAGGCTCTCCGTGAGCGACCGCACCAACGATCTGGCCCGTCTCCACAACCGTCTCTACGAGGCGTATGGTCCCACCTCCGGCATCCAGTTCCTCGCCGTCATCGGTCCGAAGTTGGACCCCGAAGTCAGTGTCATGAACTTGGAGAAGGCGCTGGACACCATCAACCACTACGCGGCGAACCCGGAGCTTCGCCAGAGTCAATTGTTGTCTTTCCTCCCCCTCAACACTTTGTTCACCGTTACCCTCTAGTTGGAAGGAGTCTCCCGTGACCCGCATCAAGCCCAAACTCAAGGCGCCCGTTCAGAGTCCCGAGCAGCAGCGTCGGACCGAGCTGATCCAAGCTCACGTCGACCGCGTCTTGCAGGCGGCTGACAAGAGCGAGATCCCGATTCCCAAGGCGACCCGTGCGCGCGTCATCACGCAGCAGACGATCGACTACCTGAACCGCCGCCTCTACGGGGTCAAGACCGTGGACAAGCGCGTGAAGGAGGACATCGCCAAGGCGATCGTCGTCATCAAGCAGTCCTTCGCCGAGAACCAGGTGCCGTTGCCCACGAGCATCATGGACAGCTGGGTGGGTGGTCGTGTCCACCTGCGTCTGACCTTCAAGAAGTCGGACGATCTGCAGATGGCGATCGAGCAGCTGCAAGCACTCCCGCCAGCTGACGACGAGACCGCCAAGGCGATCGAAGAGACCATCGCGGGCTTCCGTCGGGAGAAGCACTAGATGACGATGCACAGCAAGGTCTGCACCTGCGGCAAGACCTTCCAGACCGCCGATCCCAAGCGGGTCCAGTGCCCGACCTGCCAACCACCTCCGCAGGTGCAGGTGATGTCGGAAAGTCACAACCGGTGACCAATCCGCTCTGCAAGTTTTGTGGTCGGGCGTTCGTCCCCAACGAGTTCCGCAAGGACGTCTGTGACGGGATGCTCTGCTTGGAGAAGATGGTCGACGAGTACGAGACCGAGCAGAACCGCTTGAACGACGAAGCCTGGGCAGCGTACGAGGCTAGTAAGGGACTCCAAGAACAACAGATGGGACCCACCGCCTAAGCGATGGGTCCCTTTTCTTATACGGCGTCGCGCCCTGTGAGCAGCACAAGGACCCAGCAGCATGGTGTGGTTCCTGCTGGGTCCCTGTACGCATCCCCAAGCCCACCGTCCGCGGTAGGACTCTACCTTTGTTGTACCACAAGAGTAGGTGGAAGTACACCTACTTTGGTTTCAAAAGTATGCATGGTTGTACGAGCCAAGGCGGGGCCTCTGGCCCCACCCCCCTACCCCCTTAGGTCGCGCGAAACACGACCTGGGTACGGTGGGGCCTCTGGCGATCGCCGTACTACCCGGCGTAACCAGACTACAACCCCTTGCGATCGCCGTTGCCTGACCGCCGTGGTACAGGCTTGCCGATCGCCTGCCGAGAGGAGCGTTACACACCATGAACGACACCATCAACACGCACGACAAGGTCACCGCTGCTGCCGAGGCTTGGCTCGACCGCTACTTCGCTGGCGATCGCCCTGTCTACGTCACCGACCAGCTGCTCGCTGGCTTCCGGTGGATGTTCATCGAGCAGCTCCGCGGCTCCTACACCTGCCGGGAGGCGCACGACGAGGTCTACGGCGCGGACGAGTTGGAGCTGGGTGCAAGCCCGAAGGGCTTCAAGCTCTACCTCTACGAGCTGGCTGACGCCATCGAGGCTGCACGCGCAGCGAAGCGCTTGGCGATCGCCCTCCGCGAGGAGGAAGCCCAGGGCTAGCGATCGCCGGTGCGTGGGTGCCCTGTTCTTGCCCTTGGCAAGAAGACGCCCACCCACGCACCCCACACCGCGCAGCTGGCCTGCCCGGCTACCGCCGGATGGTTGGCGATCGCCTCGAACGGCGAACCAAGGAGCCGCCATTCGGCGGACCGGAACAAGGCCGGGGCTCACGCCCCTAAGACCCCACGATTGCCAGTCTACTGCGAACACGCAAGCACGCCGTGCACGCAAGGCTGGCGCGCTTCGCGCATTACATGGGTGTGCTTGCACGCCCGCAGTTCACCCAAGCAATCCTCGTTGATTGCATGGGACGCCGCTGACGCGGCTAAGGGTCGCGTCACCTAGCCGAAAGGACCACACCGATGACCACTACCGCTACCAAGCCGCTTCGCCCCTTCCAGATCGCCCTCGTCGAGGCCAAGGCGCTCGCGATGGCGACCGGCAAGGTCCACACCGTCACCGCCGACAAGGTCGGCCGCGCGATCGCCGCGCCTGCCGCCAAGGTCAAGATGGCCCGCGAGCAGCGCGAGCTGGAAGGCAACACCGCGGATGACCGCGCGGAGAACAACTGGACCGAGAACGACTCCGTCGGCCTGTCCTACCAAGTGGAGGGTGACCTGGACGCCCAGCTCGATCGCGACGCCAAGGCGTTCGCTGGCTGGTACGTCGAGCAGCACACCGCGCGGTTCGCCTCGCTGGGCAGCGCCAAGCGCTTCGCCCGGAGCGTGACCCGCGACGAGTCGCCCGCCCGCATCCAGCGCAAGCGCGTCGACTACACGGTCGGCTTCGCGCCCTGCGCCACCTGGTCGCAGGGGCGCAGCTGGCGGCTGCACCGCTACGAGTTCGTGGTCACCTACACGACCCGCGTGTGCTACGCGGTCGAGGGCGACTACGACTTCGTGCCCGAAGAGCGCGTCGTCGAGTACGACTGCAGCGGTCCCGCGTACGTGGAGGCGCCGCACTGGGACGTCGACTTCAGCTCCTACCCGGAGTGGGAGCCGATCGCCCACGCGCCTGCCGACTGGTCGGCCAGCTACCTGGCTGCGGGTCGCGCGCACGTCAAGTGCGCCGCGCAGCACACCACGGGCGCCTGCACGGTGTGCGGGCGCTAATTCAACCCCAGGGCGATCGCCGCGGATGGCGATCGCCCTAAAGCCCATGGGTGCGTGGGTGCCCTGTTCGTGCTGCAGCACGAAGACGCCCACCCACGCACCCCGAACTCAGCCAGCGTCACTCTGCCACGCTGGTGCGAACTGCTGCCCGCACTCGCGCCAAGCCCTGGAGCTTCGCCAACGAGTTCACTTGTTAGACACCTTGTTAGTTGAGAGGAGCCACACCATGTCCATCACCGTCATCATCAACGGCCAGCGCGTCCAAGCCCGTGACCTCGCCCACGCGCGCGAGCTGTCCGGCGTCAAGCCCGCTGCTGCACCCACCAACGGCCAGCGCACCAACCCGTGGGGCGACGAGTCCGATGGCCGCTGCAACCGCTGCCACGGCACGGGCTTCTGGGGCACCCGCGAGAAGGGTGGCGCGTGCTTCCGCTGCGACGGCAGTGGCATCGCGCCCGGCTACAAGAAGAGCACGGTCGCCGAGGTGCAGGCGGCGCGCGAGGCGGAGCTGGGTCCGTCCGGTCCTGGCTACACCAAGCTGGTGACGCCGCGTCGTGAGGCCAAGAAGGCGCACAAGGCCATCGTGCGCGGCGGTCGCAAGCGTGCCTAGCGTCGGCTGCATGATGTTCTGCCCCGCGTGCAAGCGGGGCACCTGGCACACCATCCACACCGAGAGTGGGTGGACGTTCTACACCTGCCGTGGTCGGAAGCCCAACTGCGGCAGGACTCACCGCGTCAAGTACCACTAGCCGAGAGGAGACAGCATACCATGCTCAACGCCTATCGTAAGCTCCACCCCAAGTCGCGCCGCGATCTGCTCCTCGCGATCGCCGTCGGCATCGCGCCGATGATCGGCTGGCTCACCGGCTTCGTGATCGGCGACCCCATCGCCGAGCGCGCCGCGCGCCAGCACAACCTCACCGTGATCGCGACGGTCGAGTGCGCCGCCAAGAACTACTCGCGGGTCGGCGCTCCGCGTGACCACGGTCCCGGCTCGCTCATCCCGATGAGCGACCTCGACGACTACTACCGCTAGGAGGCGCCCGTGATCAAGGTCCAGTTCATCAACGTGCTCACCGGCTGGTCGGCCAGCAACGGTGAGCACCGCTTCTACGGTGACACCGCCACAGAAGCACGGCGTCGGTTGCGCGCCTTCCTCCGCAACCAGTTCAAACCCAAGCACTAGCCAAAAGGAGCAACCGATGCACACCACCAAGCGCACCATCCAAGTCCTGACCGAGGTCGAGTCCAAGGTCATCTACGCCGCCTTGATGGCGGTCATACCCAAGCTGCCCGAGTTCTACCACGCGACCTGCATCCACACCGTGATGTGCGACGTCAGCCGCACGGTCAGCCTGGACTTCCAGCACTGCTGCCCGTACAGCGTCAGCCTGGCGATCTCCCAGCTGGAGCTGGTCAGCATCGCGATCGACGATCCCACGCGCCAGGATCGGCCCAAGCCGGTCGAGGCGCAACTGCTGGAGGTCTTGGACCTCTGTCTTCCCATCCTGCGTAAGGCCAACACCGAGTACCAAGAGCAGCGCGATCGCCGCTAGAAGGAGACCACACCGATGTCCCACCAGTCGTTCAACCCGTCCATGCACACCACGATCGAGTGCACCACCTGCAAGTCGCTCCAGAGCGGGCGCGAGGTGCTGTTGGCGATCGTCACGCGCCTGGGCGTCTCGTTCACCCTGGACACCGTCTGCCTCACCTGCGGCACGACCGAAGCCAACGGCAAGCTGCCGCCGGAGGCCAGCGAGACGTTCTTGCTGCCCAGCGCCGCGGGCTACCAGCACGGCTTCGAGTGCGTGCCTCACAAGACGCGCACACACGATGCGGCGTACCTGCGCGATCGCCAGCAGCACCGCGGTCCCGACCTGCCCTTCGGGTCGCGCTAGCACTGCCGTCTGGAAGTTGTCCCGTTGGGATCTGATGGTCTTCGATTGACCGGTTGGGTTCCGTTACTTGAGAGGAGCTAAACACCCATGGAAGAGCAAGTCTGCACCTACCCTTTGTGCCCGGATCACCACCCGGACGAGAACGAGATCGCGTACCACGAGAGCGGGGCGATGTACGACAGCACCTTGGAAGACTACCAAGAGAGTCACCGCACGCGTTGCACCGCCCCCGAAACCGTCACCCACTAGCCGAGAGGAGCCTACACACCGATGTTCAAGAACGCTGACAACCTGTCCAAGCTCGCCGCGCCGCCGATCGCGCCCGTGGTCGAGCCCTTCAAGCCCACGGTTGTGCCCGCTGGGTTCGCGGGTGTCCACACGTTGGCGATCCAGATCGCCATCACCCAGTGGCGCGGCAAGCTCACGGGTGCCTTCCCCAACACGATGAACGGCAAGGCGCACCGCCTCGACGTCTCGCGGATGGTGGCCTTCGATGACTGCACCGAAGACGCCTTCGCCTGGCTCAAGACGCGCCTGGGGCCGAAGCACGAAGACCGCACGCTGCGGCCGGACGATCGCCACTCGCTGGTGATGTACCGCGGCGGTCCGCACGGGCTCAAGGATCTCAAGCCCTGGTTCCTGATGTACAAGGAGGTCAGCGAAGCGATCGCCTGGTGCCAGGAGCAAGTGGTCATCAGCCGCGGGCAGGATCACTTCGCGCTGGTGATGCTGGTCAGCACCAGTGATTGGGACCTCAAGAAGCCGGGCAACCCCAACTTCGACCCCTTCTACGAGGCGGTGCTTCGTGGAATCTCCGACTTGGAGGTGGTGAAGTTGTCCCCGGAACCCAGCATCGAGCTGCCGGATGGCTTCCCCGAGAAGGAGCTGGTGCAACCGGTAGAGACGCCCAAGCCGCGCATCATCGTGAGCGCGGCGGAGCAGGTGCGCCGCAAGATCGACACCAGCCACGAACAGCCGGTCGCACCCGGCGCCAAGCCCGAGTACGTCGACAGCAAGGAACGTCCTGGCGTGGTCGACGAGCTGATCGCCGACTTCGTCGAGCGCTAGAGGAGAACACAACCGATGTCCAACGAATCCAACATCAAGCACGTCCTGGTGATCGGCCAGCCGACCCAGATGGTGGAGGACTTGTTCCCTCACCTGGACCCCAACGAGCCCAAGGCGCCCGACGAGGTGTTCAAGCGCTTCGGTGGCTTCACCTACGTGGATGCGCCCAGCGAGTTGGTCGACCCTAACAACTGGACGATGATGGGTGGGCAAGGCGACGTGGACGTGCTCACGGACACGCTGCTCTGCTTCGTCAAGAAGGGTGGCGTGATCTACCTGGGCAGCGCCCTGGAGCGCACCAGCGATGACCACAAGGCGCTCGTCCAGCTCGACGAGGTCTGCCCCAACGCCATCCTCGACGAGGCCATCGAGCTGCTCAAGTTGCAGCTGGGCAAGGCGATCGCCGACCCGCTCGACTTCGAGACCGCGGTCATCGAGGCGATGGACGTCCACAACGTCGCGGGTGAGAAGGTGATCTTCGCCGGTGCCGAAGAGGACAACGTGGCCGCCTTCCACGCGCCGCTGCGTGCCAGCAAGACGCACACGCTCAAGTGGTGCCCGGACGGCACGATCGAGCTGGACGGGGCGATTCTCCGGCGCACGGCGCTGATGGGGATCGGCCACCTCAAGACCGAGGTGCTGGGCGGTCGCGTGCTGGAGCCCGGCGAGGTCGTTGGCTTCATCGCCAACCGGATGGCGCTCAACGGCGTCGACGACCTGGTGGGCTACGGTCGCGCCTTCGGTCCCGGCAAGGAGGACCACACCAACGCCACCCTCACGGACGAGGGGCGGCAGTTCCGTGCGCACGGGATCGTGGGCGTGGTGAGCGTGCACGGCAACTTCGTGTCGAAGGCCAAGCCCGCGATGGTGGAGCTGGTGGCGCAAGCGCTGCACCAGCTGGACCCCAAGCAGCCCTTGTTCCTGCACCAGCAGGTCAAGGAGATCTACGAGGGTGAGGAGGCGATGAAAGCCTTCCGCGCCCAGATGGAGAAGGACGGCCGCGTCACGCTTTTCGGCAAGAGCACCAAGCACACGCGCGTGGACGCGGGCGCTTACTGCCTCTACACCGAGGATGGGACGGGCACGCTCACCCGCAAGGCGGTGATCGGTAACTTCGAGGTGGGCAACGATGGGTCTATCTACGCTCCCAAGAGCCTGATGGACGGCATCGCGGGCTACCTCAAGGAGTCGGTGGTTGCCAAGCGTGACTTCGGCACGATGAGCGAGGACTTGCTGTCCCGCTACTACAACGCCGAGGTCGTGGTCAAGGAGGGCGATCGCCTGCTGCCGGGCGACGTGGTCTTCACCATCGACGGCATTCCGCACACCTGGGAGTCCAAGGCGGACTACGGGATCGTGACGGGTGTGACCGACACGATCAGCACCAAGCTGGTGCACTGCGAGGTGCGCATCGACGCCTGGTTCGAGGGCGACTGCAAGATGCGTGGCTTCGGCAAGGGCTTGATCGCCCCGATGGAAGCCTGCGGCATCACCTGCAACGTCAAGGACGCCATCATCATCGGTGCCGCGGGCATCATCAAGGACAGCGCGGCTGCGAAGTCCAAGATGAGCAACGAGCGCCGCGAGCGTGTGGTGGTCACCATCGAGTACTGCGAGCGTGACTTCGAGCTGGCGATCGCCAAGCACAACCCCGAGTGGGACGAAGACACGCACCAGACGGGTTGTATGACCAAGGTCTACCCGGATCTGTGCGTGATGAGCTTCGACTGCGGCAACCGCACGGTCACCATCATCGACGAGAACGCGCTGGTGGCCGATGTGACCTTCATGATCGAAGCGTCACCGGTGGGACAGGCGGTCGGGTCGTCTTCGATGACCTTGCCGCAGATGGGCTTCCTGTCCAGCTTGCCCACCGGCAACGCCTGGCTCAACCAGGAGGCACTGCCCGGCGTCGTGCGCCGCGTGGATGCGCTCACCTACCTGCACGCCGTCAGCAACGGCATCCCTGTCGAGTTGTAAGGAGAGTATCACCGATGTCCAACACCAGCCTGCTGACCGAGTCCACGGTCACCATCCACTACATCGGCCACGAGGCCCTCAACCTGCCCACGGTCGGGCTCACCGACCACGAGCTGCTCAAGGAAGCGGCCAAGGAGTTCCCCAAGGGGCTGAACCTGATGGGCAGCAACCTGGGTCCGGTGTGGGTGCACCCCACGATGCTGCTCAACCTGGCGCAGCCCGACGGCTTCGGCCTGGAGCTGCAAGGGCTGGCCCACAGCGCGGCGGAGCTGCTGCGCTTGGCGGCCGACCCGGAGAAGGCCGACGAGCTGACCGGCAAGGGGATCGACCGCATGATCGCCCTGTTCGCGGCGCAAGCCCACGGGCAGGCGATCGCCAAGCGTCCCAACCAGCTGCACGCGCACCGCTGGGGTGCCGCGGCCAAGGTGGCCGGTGCCGACCGCGTCACGCCCGGTATGCTGGAGATTCACCCCGAGGGCAACGTGGCCGCACGCCTCGCCCAGCTCTTCGGCTGCGTGCCTGGTGCCACGGGCGGTTGGGCCGACCTGGAGGGCCGCCAGCTGATGCTGCTGCGTCACCCGTTCATCCTGGGCTACGTGGTCACGATCGGGTTCAACGAGAACCTGACCAAGAACCTCACCCTGGTCAACCGCCTGGATGGCCGCCGCGCCACCGGCATGGACTTCGACGGTGATCAGGTGTTCCTGTTCGCCATCAAGAGCCGCATCATGGCGGCGATGATCGACGCCGAGATCAAGGCAGTCGTGCCGGACAACGACGCCACCAAGCTCGTGTTGGGCAAGCCCTGCGAGGAGCCCGGCGGCGAGTGGTGGGGCGAGTTGTTGGAGAAGTCCACCGAGCAGAAGCTCGACCAGCACTTCACCAAGACCATCGGCGAGTGGATCAACTCCCACATCACAATGGGCGACTACGCCAACAAGTTCACGCCCTTCGCGTATCGGATCTCCGACATTGGTGGCGCCATGGCTGCCGTGGGCATCCCTGGTGCGCGCGAGATGTCGCTGATCGGCGCCACGATCGAGGAGACCTTCTACCTGGGGCTGTCTGGCGGTCCCAAGGAGCTGGACGAGGCCATGGAGACCTGGTTCCGCAAGAAGATGAGCGCTGCCAACCAGCGCATCCTCTTCGCGGGGCTGCGCACCGTGGTCAACCCGGACCTGCTCGCCAACGCGGATGTCCGCACGGCAATCGCCCGCGGGTCGGCCATCAACGGCGGTCGCTTCGACGACTGCAACCCGCAAGAGCTGCTGGTCCATACCGCCTTCCTGGTCGGCAAGGGCAAGCTCACCCTGGGCAGCGGCGTGCTGCTCGACCAGCTGGCCCTGATCGCCAGCGAGCCGACGCTGTCGGCCGAGCTGCGCGAGTCGTTCGTCGCGCGGATGCTCTTCCACGCGGCGCGCAAGCTGCACCAGGTGGTGGGCAAGGGCAATCCCATCGTGGGCGAGACCCCGAGCGACGACTACGAGGCCGATGGCTTCGAGGAGTACACCTCCGACTTCGAGGAGTAAGCCGGTCGATGCCCCAACTGGTCCGCCGGTTGGGGCGCCTGCGGCGCCGGTTGCCCCACCCGCCTTCCCCCGTTTGATCTTCTTTTGGTTGGCCCACCCTCTGACCCCCGTTTGGCGGTGGTGGGGTTGGGCTGGATGGACATCGGTTGGTCCACCTGGGCGGTTGTCCGGGTGGGCCAGTCGGACATCGGTTGCGCTGGCCGGGTGGCCGGGGCGGTTGCCAGTTGGCGATCGCCCCGGTTGGCCGGTTGGGGCGGTAGGACATTGGTTGTCCCCGTTGGCCCGTTGGGTCCGTTGGGACAGGGTTGACCAGAGCGGTTGACCCCGGCTGTCGCTTGCACTCCTACGCTGGAGTGAGCGGCACCACAGACAGGCACGACCCGTGCCAAGGAGACCATTCCCATGACCACTCGTGTGACGAACGTCAAGCGCGACGAAGAGCAGCCCACCGAGGGCGCGACCCCGGAGACCACGGCCGAAGCCAAGACCGAAGTGGTCGCTTCCGACGAGTTCCCGGTCCAGGGCCGCATCGCGGTGCGCGGCGACGGTGGCCCGCAGGCCAGCTACAACCTCCTGGTGCTCAGCACCGAGTCGGTCTTCGCGCTGGAAGCGCTCAAGGCCGAGTACCCCGACATGGAGTTCACCGACAACCAGGGCCAGCCCTGGATGCAGGTGACCATCGACCCGGCCGGTAAGGCCAAGCTGCGTCAGGCTGCCCGCCAGGGCGCCACCAAGCTCGTGGTCGAGGGCATCGTGACGGTGGTCGACCTCGTCAACGGCAAGCCGCAGGGCTTCATGCGCGTCACCAGCGCGCGTGCGGCGACGCTCAAGGACGGCGGCCGGGTCATCCAGCGCGAGAGCCGCGAAGCGGCGCCCGTGGCTTCGATGCCCGCGTTGAGCCTGCGTCGCCAGGCTCGCGCCTAACCCGTTGACGACCTGCTGGGAGCTAGCGTAAGCTAGCTCCCGGTTCTGCCGAAAGGAGCCGATCGGTGCCTAACACCGTGACCAACAACGCGCCGCACCCCGTGAAGTCCAACGACGACGTGTTCACGCAGAGTGCGCAAATCGACAGCCTGTGCCAGTCCCAGATCTTCCAGGTCTGCATGGCCCAGGTCAACTGCACCACCTGCCCCGGCAAGATGGTGTGCCCGCTGTGAGGCACGCGGGCTGGGCCGTGGTGGGATTGGCCTTCTTCGGACTCACGTTCGCCGTGGGTCACCAACCCGTTGCCCAGCCCACCCACTGGGTCCAGGGCAACGACCTGCTCGACGAGCACAGCACCCACGGCGAGGGCAACCTCCAAGCCGTGCGCGGTACCGTGGACCGGGTGGGCACCAAGGTGACGGGCAGCCGCACCATCCACCTGATTGCCGATGATGGTGCGCCCATCCTGATCAGCGTACCACCCACCGTAAGCGTGCGGATGCCCAAGAGCGGCGATCGCATCGGTGTGGTGGGCAGCGTCATCACGCCCGGCACGCTCACCCTCAACGGTCGCGATCAGCTGCAGTTCCTGCCGCCCGCCACCAACAGCTCGCGCCGCCGCGAGTACTTCGCCCAGCTGGAGAACATCGAACGTCTCCCGTCGGGTGCGCACCGCGCCACGGTGGTAGGCGTGCACGGCGAGTTCGTGACGACCGCCCTGATCCAGGCTGGCATCGCGATTCCCCACAAGAAGTGGGCCGACTCCGGCTACATGATGAAGGGCTACGTCGGCAGCGACGGCACCTACGTGGTGGAGTCGCTGGAATGATCGCCCTCGTCCTGGCCGCGGCCTTCGGTACGCTCGCAGGACTGCTGTCCGCGCTGCCGGGGCTGCACATCTCCATCCTGCTCATCGGGGCGTTGCCCCTGCTGGGTGTCAACGGGCCAGTGGGTGCCGTGGTGTTGGTCACGGCCATCGGATCGGGTCTGATCGCGAGCAACCTCGCCAAGACCTTTCACCCGGCCACGGCCGACACCATCCGCTCGGCCACACCCGAGCAAATTCTTGCATATCGGGGGGACGGTCTCAAAGCGGTGGGCATCCAGCATCAGGCGGTGTGGGCAGGCGTCCTCACCGTTCTGATGCTGGCCGCTGTTTTGCTGCCGTTGCGCACCCTGATCGGGACCGGCTTCGCTGCCGTGATCACCATGGTCACCGGCTGGTTGGTCCTGCCCCTGCTGCTCCTGTTCACGGGGCTGGTCGTGCGCCAGGCGAAGCACAAACTTCCCACGGTGGCGGTCATCATCCTGGCAACAGGGCTGGGGTTCTACACCCTCAACTGTGCTGCCCTCACGGGCAACCACAACGCGCTCGCCCCTCTTTTGGGTGGCGGCTTCGCGCTTCCCGCGCTTGCGATGGTCGTGCTCCATCGCGGAAGGGTCCAACCCTTCCCCAAACAGCGTGTGGTCAACAGCGCTGCGAAGCCTGCCCCCGAACAAGTGTGGGGCGCGCTCGGTGGGATCGCGACGGCGCTGACCGCGGGCTTGGGCTCCGGCGGCGCCGTCTCGGTCTTCGCCGACCAGGTCAACCACGAAGAGTACCTGGGCATGCACACCGCATCGGAAGCCGCGAACCATGTGTTCGCCGTGCTCCTCTTCATCCTGGTTGGGACGACCCACTCGGGTACCGGCGTTGCCTTGCGGCAACAACTGGTGAGTCCCGGCCTCGCCATGAGCTTGCTGCTCCTCGTCGCGCTGGCGTTGAGCACGTTCGTGGCGCACTACGTTGCACAACAAGTAGTAGGGAGGTACGTATCATGCATTGGTAGGATTCCCCAACGGTCGGCCGCGATGGTCATCACCGTTGTGACCTTGGCACTGCTCTTCACCGAGACCGGCCTGGCAGGGATCGCTGTTGCGATCGCCGCTGCCGCGTTGGGCTGGTGTGCCAAGACAAACTTCGTTCCGAACCAGGCGATGACTTTCACCCTCACGGGTCCGGTCCTCGTCTACCATCTGGGTCTCTCCGGGTGGCTGGCATCGGTTCTCCACGTCCTCCATTGAGCGACAAGCGAGTATTAAACCGATCCGCACCAACGCGTCCAAGACGTGAGACCAGGAGCACGTAACAACAGGTGCTCTCCAAATGGCTGTGCAAGCGCGGTGAGATGCCGTGCAACCTTGGTTGGGTGGTTGGGTAGGTTGGGCCGTGGTTGGCCTCTTGTAGGGCGATCCCATCGGAGGGGTCGGCCACGCGGCGAGATGCCGTTACGGGAGACACCATGACCAACCAGCAACCCTTCATCCCGGCGGTGTTGGTAAACACTGCCAAGCTGCGCGAGTTAGCTCTTGAGCGAGCTGGCACAGTTGCCGATCAGCCGGTGACCCTGCTCGAACGAGTGGTGGTTGCGATCTTGGTGAACCGAGAAGTCAAGAGCCCGACGCATCCCTTGATGGATACCATGCGCGAGGACTTGCAGACCTGGAACATCCCCAAGTACACGGCCCTGGTGGGTTGGTTGGCTCCCTACTCGCTGGTCTCCCAGTACCCGTCTGCGGTCAGCCGCGTTGCCCAGTACCTGCTGGGCACGACACGGGATCTGGAGCACGCCAGCATCGACTGGGAAGCCGTCCGGTACCACTACCCTCAACTCAAGCCGCCCATCTGGTAGGTGGGCGCACTTGTCACGTCGGTTACATCCCTCCGATGCTCGAAAGGAGCTACCCCATGACCACGCGTTCCACCCGCACCGCCAACACCGGCACCGAGATCGTCAAGGAGTCGGCCGAGAACATCGAGGCTGCCCCTGCCACCGACGGCCAGGTTGCCGCCACCGAGAAGGACGCCGAGAAGAAGGCGCCCGGCCCCAACGCCTACGTGGGCAACATCATGCACCTCAAGCGCGAGACCAAGTCCACCGGCAAGGCGTACGCCTTGGTGATGGTGCGCTTCGTCAACGGCCAGGAGATCGCGCAGAAGGCCGTGCAGGTCTTCCCGCGCACCGAAGGCTTCACCAGCCAGGTCGGCGACATGTTCGGCTTCGAGGCCAAGCGCCTCGTGGAAGCCTACGACAACGACGACAAGCCGATGAAGCTGGAGGACGGCACGCCCGTCTACCGCGCGTCCGGCGTGGGTCCCGAGCTGAAGCACTTCACGGTGCGGGCGACCGGCAAGGCCGCCAGCGTGGAGCCGACCGGCGAGATCAAGTCCAACGGCTTGCGCGAGCGCCTGGCGAAGGCGTCCCCGCTCATGGCCAAGTTCTTGGGTGTCAAGTTCGAGAACTCGTAAGCTCCACCTTGAGTAGGGTCGTGGTAACATGACCCTACTCTCCTCTTCAAGCCTGGCGAGTCAGTGAGGAACGACATGCGGTTGAAACCCGCAGGGACCACGTTCGAGTCGTGGGCCAGGCACTAGATCACTCTGTACCAACTAATCTCCTTCGGGAGGGCAGGTGGGCTCCTACAGAGTGGTCGACCTTCATGGGTAGGTGGTCCAGTAAGCAGGACGCGAGTGTGAAAAGCTCGGGGCACCGTGTGCAATTCCGGTCCTACCCACCATTTCCTCGGGACGCCGAAGGTCGGCAGGCGCTACCAGAACATGCGCCCTCTAGGTGGTTCGATTCCATCCCCGAGGACTTACACAACTCACGGGCGTGTCAGCACCCTATCCGGCGGGTGCACCCGTGTCGTGACCCTAGCAGGATGACACCCTGCGAAGGTCTAAGCTACACTGTCCCAGGCGGTGTGAAAGCCGTGTTCTGGGGTGTTAACAGCGTAGTGATGGCACGGGAGGTGGCGGGTTCAAATCCCGTCGCGCCCACCCCTTTCTCTGGAAGTAGCTCAGCGGTAGAGCACGCGCATTTCGCCCATAGCTCAGTGGTAGAGCGCACCCCAGTTAAGGGTGAGGTCCCCGGTTCGAATCCGGGTGGGCGAGCCAACGGCGCGCGGGGCGGTGGTTCAAGTCCATCCTTCCAGACCTTTTGAACCTTGGGGGTTGAGAGCCCCGAGCGTGCGGCTGCAGCGTCACGAAGCGGCAAGTCCGCTGGTCACCGAGATCTCTAGGTGGACCAGCACCAGGACGGCAACGGGGTGGGGAGTGCCCAGACGTGGGTCCCCACCGCTTTGTTTTTCGGGCGGCGCGCCATCGATACAGTCACGACCTGTGCCAGTGTCACCGGTGCAGCGATGGGCTTCTTTTGTGTGGCTTCGAGCCTTTAATGTGCTTCTAGCGTGCATCTACAGGCTCGATCCGTGTCAGAAGAGCCTTGTTGCTGCAGGGGTGGGCTAGTGTCATTTGACACTAGCTTTGGCACTGCCAAGTATGGTAGACTCGAAAAAGAAGAGCGATCCCGTTGCCGCGGGATCGCTCGGTGACAGAACCTACCTCGGACGAACAAGGTGACCTTGATGCTACCACAGAACAACAGGGGTGACAAGCCCTATGACGTTCCACGGAACCTGCAGTCCAACTACACCAACATCCACTGGGACAAGTTGCCTCCGGGAGCTGTGGCGGTGTTGTCACTGGGTAGTGACACTGCTAACTTCGAGACGTTGTACTACTTGGCAGCGTGTATGGCACGTCTACCAGGTCGACACCGACCCCGTGTCGAAGCTGCATTGGATCTTTGGGTAGCGGGCAACAAACGCCTCGAACCCCTAGTGACACCTGCAGTACGTCGTGCGTTCGAGACGGTCTTCGCCAACAGCAAAGGAGCACCCCCTGTGTCCAAGAATCTCACCGCTAATGAGAAACGTATCTTCGCGGCCCTGACTAATCTTCAGCCATCGCCCCACGAGATCTTCGAGGTTAGCTATAAGCAAATCGCGGAAGAATCTGGTGTTCCCATAAGGAGCGTGATTAGGTCCGTCAAGAAGATGGCAGAGGTGCGGGGTGCCATCGAGATGGCTCCACCAGAACCCGGTAATCCGCACGCCAGCAACGCTTACAGGATTCCCGAGGAAAAGTAGCAGTGACAAAGCCAGTGTCATTTGACAGAGGGGGTTTGTGAAGACCCCTTAACTTTGACACTGGCTTTGTCACTGGGTAGCAGTCCTGGAGATCCTGTGTGGGTGCGGGCCTACAGGCTTAACTTGACAGAAATATGGGGTTGCATACAAGATCCCATTGGTAGCCGGAGGCGGTCTGTGGGAGAGGCAATGCTGTAACCCTGACCTAGGGATCGAACCTCCGGCACCCACCTGCCAACTTCTTAGAGCCCCTGACACTGCTGCTAGTGTCAGGGGCTCTCACTGTCTGTCACTACCCAACCACCGCCTCAATCTTGTAGATCCCGGCCAGATACCACTCACTTCCGTCCAACCCACGCCTACTGACAGCATGTGCAAGTTCATGCGATCATGTGTCACATGTCGACGTTACCCCACTGCCAACCACCCAGAAAGGAATTGCTCGTGCTGACCGACCCCGAACGTGAAGCCATGGTCTACACGCTCGTCGCCGAGCACAAGTTCACCTTCAAGAAGGTAGCGAACCTCATGGGCTGCTCACCGCCTACTGCCAGCAGGCGCTACTTCGCTCACGTCACACGGCTAGCCGAACAGGAAGCACGAGAGAAGCGGGCAGAAGCCAGGCGCCTCCGCGAGCAACGCTTGGCAGACGCGCCGCTGACACCTGCCGAACTTCAGGAGCACATCCTCAAAGCCGACCTGGCCTTCGCACAGACCACGCTCAGGCAGGCAGCGTACATTCACCACTTCCTCACGGCAGCTACTGCCAAGTCAGACTGACTGTCACTGGTGCGCTCGCGGTCTATCAGGCTGGACCTAGACCTTGCTCACGGCGCGGCGGCAATCACGCCGTGCACCTGTTCGCGCAGGTGGAGCGCACCACTGACAGCCACTACCCAACTACCACCCCGCCGAAAGGAGCCACCGATGTCCGACGCCTACAACTACCTGTTGCGGTTCCGTGACCCCATCAACGGCGAACGTCTGGAGTTCAAGATTGGATCTGACCGCCAGGTCTGCACGAGTGAAGCCGTGCGCTTGAAGCTGGACCACGGTCATCCCTACAACGATTCGTTGGTGTTCATCGGTGCCATCGGCGGTCCCGGCAGCACTGAGAAGCACATTGTCCTCCACGGGACCCTCATCGCCGACTCGACCCCAGTATGGTTGAACGAATAGGAGCCACCCATGCCTCGCCCCACGAGCCGTATGACCCGCGAGCAGTTCATCGAGAACCTGCACCAAAGGAGCAACCCGTGATCATCCACCTCAAGACCCTCATCGATGTCGCCTGCGTCATAGCCGCCCTTGCTGGGCTTAGTTGGCTCACAGTAGGTCTCACCAGTGTAGGCGAGTATGGCTACAAGACGGCCATCTTCATCGGGATTGTCCTGTTGGGTGGGGCGTTCTTCGTGACGGCCTTAACGATGGGGATCATCACCTTCGTCTGGTAACCATCAGCATCCACCGAAAGGAGCCCACCCACTGTGCCCACTCCCACCATTCCCCAACACAACCCCGAAGCTGTTCGCACCTGGCTGAAGGCCATCAAGACCGGCCTCTACACCAAGCGCGACACCGAGCTGGTGGCCGACATCGACCCCACCGACCTGCGCTGCTGCAGCTTGGGCGTTGTCTACAAGGCGGGCTTGATGCCTACCACGCCTTTCAAGAACACCGCAGACCTGAACACGGACGGCTACACCAACATCCGGTACTACCTGGACATCACCAGCGACACGCTTTGCAGCATCATGCTCTACAGCGACAATACGGCCCGAACGTTCGAGGACGTGGTCGCCTTCTGTCGCAAGTTGTTCAATGTCCAACAAGGAGACTTGGTATGAGCTTCCTGCGTGAGCAGTACGACGCCCTTGCCAAAGAGCGAGCCAGCGTCATCCAGTTGCTGGAGCAGTCCGGTTGGAACCTAGAGGTCGTCACCCGCGGCAAACTGCGGGTCGAAGTCCATCTCTACTTCGGGCAGATGGGCATCGTCTGCGAGACGCTGGACGAGCTGCGCGTGTTCCTCTTCGCGTACGCCAACGGCCAGGATGACGGTCAGCGCGCAGTGCGCAAGCAAGCCCTGTTCGCAGGCACCTAGCCCACCAGGAGAACCCATCCAATGCTACTCAAGAGCGGCAAGCAGTTCCCCAAGGAGATCTGGCGCTGGAATGGCAGCATGTGGGTCTTCTTCATGCGGCTGCCCTAGTCAGGAAGGAGCCACACCACCGTGACTGTAGCCCAACTCATTGCGCTGCTTCAGCAAGCGCCGAACCAAGACCGCGAAGTGTGGGCCGACTTCACGACGGTCACCGACGATCCCAACAAAGCGTTGGGGGCCATCTTGGGTCTGCACATCGACGCGCGTGACACCGACGTCGTGCTCGTCACCAACGAGATGGCTGTCATCCACATCAATTAGCCGAAAGGAGCCACCCATGTCCATCAGCTACACCATCCAGACCGAAGGTCGTGCGGCCGAGTACCCCACCACCCATCCTCTGAGCGCCAGCCAGCGTGCCGCTTACGATGAGAGCAACCAAGAACTGGCCCGTGCCCAGTGCGCGTTCCACAGCCTCCGCCACACGCGCTGGAGCTGGTTGTACTGGAAGGACTTGAAGTCCTCCTACGAGAAGGTGATGGCGCTGCGCCAGATGCCCCATTACACCGACCCCGATCTGATCGACACGCTGTTGATCGCCGCCGAAGACATCCGCCAAGCCTGGATGAAGTACCGCCTCTTCGGCAAGCAGCTGGTCCCGTTCGATGGCACCTACCGCATGGGTCAGGTCAACGCGGACGGGGCGCACATCGCGATGACCCAGCTGCGCGACACGGCCCACGCCAACGCGTTGCTCGCCTACCAAGAGCAGTTCAAGGGCGAACGCGCCCTGGACCTGTTCGCGGAGCCCAACCACAACCTGTCCTACAGCCCCAACCACGCCAAGTCCGATGGCAACGGGATCGAGCTGCAGGATGTCTTCATGGGTCGCCTCATCGGCATCCTGCTCCTCCCCATCTTGGTGCCTATGCAGTTGATCCTGCAGTCGCTGCCGGGGGTCATCAAGCGTACCGAAGACACGTTGGCGAAGGTCAACACGCGCTTGGAGGTCTACGACAGCCCGTTGATCTTCTTGCTGCACCTGCGCAACGAGTTCGGCACGCCCGAAGAGAAGACCAGCATCTCCAAGCAGGAAGAAGCCTGGCTGCGCACTATTCAGCCGCAGATGGTGCAGACCATCGAGAAGCTGAAGTGGCGTAAAGCCCACGGCATGTTCTGGTTGTAGTCATGACGACCACCAACCGTCTTATCGACCTTCGTACCAAGCTCTGGCCGCTCAGCAACGACCAGAGCAATCGTATCATCCAGCGGCAAGTAGAGCTGATCCTTGCTCGGGTCGAGGACAATCTCCACTACCAGGAGAAGTTGGAGCAGCTGATCGAGAAGCACGGGCGACCATCACAGCTCAGGCACATCTACGTCATCCGTGCTAAGTTGGAAGCATGGATTATCAACCCCAAAACCACGACGCCCTATCCACAGATCAGCAAGATCGGTGAGTACGAGAGCCTGGATCGCGAGAGCACCCGCACCAAGCTCAATGAGATCGTGGACGTTGTGAACGGCCTGCTTCAGCGCGAATACGAACGCGATCTTGCTACCCAGCGTGGTTTGTCCCCGACCATCAACGGTAAGGACTAGATCCACACCGAGCCGAAAGGAGCCTAACTCCATGCTGAATAAGCGTTACACCAACACCATCACAGGTTACACCTCGGCTGTCAGCATCTTGCAGCTGGTGGCCGAGATCGTGATGGTCCTCGCTGCCTGGCACCACCAAGCCATCTGGTTGGTGATCGTCCTGCACTTCGTTCGCACCTCGTTCGAGGAGTGGGAGTGCCGCACGCGACTCACCAAGCTGGACCAGATGCACGCCGACGAGATGAATGAGCTGGACGAACAGCTCGCGCGGGGTTAGCCCATGATGTACAGCTTCCAACAGTTCGACAAGACGTGGGAC